AAAGTTATTATACCTAAAAGTGGATTTGCCATAAGTGCGGCAGTAAACTTTTTGGCACCAGATACCATAGATGTTATTGGAGCCATTGTGGCCTTTAAGGAAGCTTCCATGGCCTGTGACGCTTTTAGTCCTTTAACTTTATTCTGTATATCTCTAAAGCCTTCTTCATTACCGTCTGCTAACGCTTGTTTCATATCAGCTTCTAGTTGTGTGGCTTTTGCTCTAATTCCAAAAATACTATTAAAGACTTTATCCAACCCTTCTGCAGTTTGAACTTGTTTAACAAGTTCACCTGTTATAGATTTTTGCTCTTTAAGTGTATCTTTTATGAGCTTTCTTTTTGCTTTTGTAGCCGCTATTTGTTCTTTACGTGTTGGTTCTGCCATTTATATCACACCCTTTTACATATATTTATCAACCATATCAGCCCATTCATCATCGCGCTCTTGCTTAGTCATCTTAGCTAATCTGGCTTCACCCCTTTTTCGTAAATCCTGTGCAGTGGCTATTAATTTACCAAGCTCAGGATCTTTTTTCTGAATATCCTTTATAGCTTTACTGGCTGCAGAAGTAGCTAACTTTCCAAACAACTTATCAAGAAATCCCTCTGTTATTTCAGGTTTTACTTTTTTATATTTGACCATTTTAAAATCTCCAATTGAATTGAGTGTTCTAACTCAATAATAAATATCAATTATGTAAATTTTAGTTTTTATATTTATACTTATCTGTTTCTTTTTTCAGTTCAGCGGCTTCATCTTTATAGTAGGTGCGTAGACGTTTTAAATAAAATGTTCGCAAATATACAGGTAAGTTGTAAACCTCATTAAAAGTAAACCCACCTTTGGAGTGTAATATTACTTGAAATATTTCCTCATGTATTTGAAGCTTATATTCAGGTGGAAGGCCAAAAAAATCGAACGGTGATTGGAATTGTCACCGTTAACTCCTTTCCATTAGAATCTACGACTGTGGTAGTCATATCAATATCTGGTGTGATACTTTTTAAGTATGTTCTAAATGCCAAGGAATCAACTGATAAAAATTCATTTTCTACAAAATTATTTATATATGGTTTTTCTGAATTACCATCTACTGATAATATTATCGTTTTTAATCTTGTTGTTAACTCTGAACTCTGTGCCTTTGATATTTTTTCTCTGGCTTTTATTTCTAAAGCTATCTGATTCTCATCATTACCATTTAGTAGTTTAAATGTTACTGGTCGTTTAGAATTTGGTAAATCAAAAGAAAATTGGTTTTCACCCCTTGTAACCTTACTAAAATCAACATCTAGTGGTTCTAATACGGATAAATCTGTTTTCTGTTCAACCCCATCATACTCAAAATCATAATCCTTACCATAACCAAGAATACGAGCTGCTAACATGATTGCATTCTTATCACCTATCAGTAAATCACCAACTTTAATTGATTTATCTACGATTAAGGCTTGTAATAGTGCATCAATTACAGTTCCTTGTTGAATTAGATTTTGTGAGGTTAATATATCCTCTTCTTTTGCGGTCATGTATTTTACTTCTACTTTGCCCGTAGACAAAGGGTGACCATCCATGTAGAAGTGTCCCTTTGACGGTAAATCTACTATCTCCGTGGGAAACTTGTATTCAGCCATAAATGACTCCTTCTATGTTGTATTTATATATATAACTTATTGTTATGTAAAACTATTTTATTTTTTACCAAATTTCTCTGCTGCTGTAACTCCTAATCCTACTACGGATATGTACATAAAACACTCTAGTATTTTATCTTTTACTTCAAACACTGTAAAGGTGTCTGCACCCCAACAACATATCAACATAAAGAAAGCTGCAAATCCAACTGTTCTTTTTGATGATATTTTAGCATCACTTGATAGCATGTCTGTTAAAAAACCCATTTTAACTCCTATTAGAATTGTAAGATAGCGTAATCATACTTTAATGTTAAGGATATTTCAGCTGGTTCACTTGCTGAATAATCTAACTCTCCAAAATCTGCTGTTTCTATATAAGCACCTTTAAGCACCCATTCTTCAACAACATCACCTACTGGCCCTAACAAATTGAAAGTAACATCTTTTTTATAAAAATCGGAATATCCATCACGACCTGTTACTGACTCGTGTGATAATCTAATCCACTCCATAACTGCTTGTGCTCCACTTGGAACAACTGGATCATAAAGTGTAACATCGATAGGCTGCCATGCACCCTTTCCTTTAATATATCGTTTAACATTGATGTGATCTAAAATTATCTCTTCAAACTGAATCGATGGTCTTTTTGCAGTTTTAATCAGATATGATGGAATGCCCTCTATGTACATGATGAACCTATTTTTTGTTTTAGGTTCAAAGGGTGTGAACATAATTTCTGACGGGTCTAGTGTAGCCATTCTTTATTCTCCTAAAAAAAGTCGTTTATTTCTACTCATAAATAAATATCATCTAAATAAATTTTTAGTTATTTATAAAAAGAAAAACCCCTAGTTAAAGGGGCTTTTCAGTATACATTATGTTATAAGTTAAACTTATTCAGGAAATGTAGCTCCTGTTGGTTGAACAACGAAGTCTAGTACAATAAACTCAGCAGTTCTTGTAGGTTGTACGAATATCTGACCAACCAACTGATTTCTATCTACGACATCAGGTGTATTATTAGATTCATCCATAACAACTCTAAAAGCACTTAATCCACTATTAGATTGAACTTGTTCAAGATAAGGATTTACAATATTTAAGAATCTATTCCTTAGTGCCTGGGTATTTTGTTCAAATACTAAATACCTTGATGCACTTGCAATAAATTTTCTAACTGTAATCAATAATCTACGAACATTGATTCTATCCAAAGCAGATGGTTTAGATTGTAGTGTTTTTTGTCCAAATACTACAACTCCTTGACCAGGAAATGATGCAATTGGGTTAACTCTACCTTCATAAAGTTCATCTCTTTCAGCGTGAGTCAATCTTGTAGCCGCTTCTAATACAGAAGTCAATCCACCACGATTTAATCCAGCTGGAGCAAACCATTCATGAGAAACTCTATCAGTATATGATATCACACCAGGTAATACTACTGATGGCGGAACCCATACTGGTTTTTGAGTATCTCTATTTGGTATTTTAATCCACGGATAGTATGTTGCAACATAGTTAGTATCTAATGAATTAACCGTATCAACAACAGTCTGTACTGAATCAGTATAAGCTGCTGAATCCATGATGTATAATGCATCTGCCCTAGCTTCTGTCTTTGATATAGCATGATTTGTTACACTTGAATGTAATCTATGAATAACACCAGGTGTTACCAGTAAATTAATATCAAATTCATCAGGATTACTAATAGCATTAATTGCTCTTTTATAAGCTAGAGTACCATTAGCAGTTGTGGATGATAAATCAAATCCCTGTGTATTTGTATTGACAATTTCAGTTCCTACGAAATAAGGTGTTGCTGGATTACGACCATCAAACCCAAATTGAAAAGGAACAGCAAATTTCAACTGAGCTGTTGCAGAACCACTAAGTGATAATGGTACAGCTGTTCCAGAATACTTAGAACCAAGTTCGGATGCATCGTTAGTTCCAGTAAAATTTTCCAATGACATAGTTACATTATTTCCAGTTCCAGCATTTAGAGGAATTGGAGCAAGATATTGTTCATTATCATCACTAATCTTTGAAGTTAAAAAGTCAAATCCATGTAATACGGAAGAGTCAAATGTACCATTAGAATTAGTTTGATTTGATTTAAATGAAGCTGATGGTATTGTCGTAGTTCCTAAAGATGTGTTGTTTAGGATATCAAATCCCATAGGTACAACTGTCTTTGGAAATTGACTTATATTACTATCAATTTTAGTAAAATCACCAACTCTAATATGTTTACTTAGATTAGGATAATCACCATAATAGGTTAATTTTCCATTTGAATCTATTTCAACAAATCTATCACCAATTCTCTTTGCAAAATAGTTTGGAGAATTTGAATCAAATGTTAAAGCATCAAATTGTTCTAAAATAGTATCGTCATTAGTTCCATTTGGATTATGTACTCTAGCTTGAATTGAAAAAGTACCATAATCTGAACCAGGTACATCATCAGCCCTTTTAATATTTAATATTGCAATTTTAATATCTTTATTTATATCACTACCATGTGAACGAGTATATACTCTAAATAGTTTATATCTCGCATCACCAACTAATTGTGATTGTATATAAGGTGTTCTTGCACTATTGTATGCAACATTACCAGTATATGAGTTTTCATTTCCTAAGGCATCAATAGAAGTTACACCACCTTGAAAATCTAAACCATTTGCTTCATTTTTAGCTGATACGGTTGATGTTGTAGCAGCACCAAATATAGCATGAGAAGCTCGTTTAAATACCTTGTATACATATACAGATGAATTAGAATTACCTGATTTTTGACTTTGAGCATCTTCACTTATCACCTCAGTAATAAAATTAGCACTACTTGTATTAAATGACAAATTGTATGTTTCTGCAGTTACATCACTACCAGATACTTGTAATTGAAAACTAGCCCAAGTTCCAGAACTTGAAACATTAGTATGTGATAAATCTCCAGCTCCACTTGAACCACGAGATGGTGCAAGGATTGCAAGTGAATGTGATACTGTACCAAGTTTTGCAACTAATTGTACTGTATCTGCTTGGTAACCAGCCAATCCAAGAATCCTAACTATTGTTACGACTCCTGCACTTTGTAAATATTGTTCTACGGTGTAAGGTGTGTAAAATCTATCATCGACTCCACCAAACATCTCTTCAAATTCTTGAAATGATGTTATTTGGGTTGGTGTGAATGCTGGGCCTTTTGCAGTAGGCCCAATAATTGCAGCACCAATCTCACCAATTGCTTGTGGTAAGAACGATAAATCTGTTTCACGAGTAAATACACCAGGCGAGACTACTCTTTCTGCCATCTGATTTCTCCTAATTGTTTATTTATTATAATTATAATTTTTCAAACAGCATGTAGCTATTCGACTATAAATATAATGTAAGTTCCCCAAAATGTATTATTAAGGGGTTTTATTTTTATAAATTAACTTTCAGGAGTTTCTTCAACAGGTGTAGGTGTAAATACTCCGGTTGCTGGGTCTAATGAACCAGGCCCGTATTTATCATTTAATTCTTTAACTAAATCACGTTCTTGTTGTTGAACACCTTCATACTCAGACTCAACTTCTGAAATACGTACTTCTAATGCTTCAGTTTGTTGATTAATCAATAGTTTTTGTACTGATAGTTGACCTAAAAGTGTTTGTTTTTCTTGATATCCGTCTTGCAGACCTTGTAATCCTTTTAATTCATCGTCTGTGAATTTAATTTCATTTGAAGGTTCTACAACTTGTGTTTCGTTTGCCATAACTTATTCTCCTATGTTAATATGGTTATTATAAGTATCATATACTTTTTGTAAATTCAATTTTTTTTTGTTTATATAAGTATAACCTAAGTAATTAATTACCTTCTAATTCTTTTACTTTTGTTTCAAGAACCTCTATTCTATTTAAAGCTTCTTGGAGAGCAACGGCTGTTTTCATTTGCATCACAGAGTAACTAACACTTTTGGTTGTAGTTCCTAAATCGTTTCCATCGCCATCTTTGTCTACAGCCTCTTCTACTAATCCTGGTGATGTTTTCTCAACATCCTGTGCAATCAAACCTAACATCAGACTACCGCTTGGTTGAGCTTTCCATCTGAATTTCTT